CACCAAAAGCACGGATGCCGAGTACAGAATTATTTGAAACCTCGGCACACGCAAGAGCAAGAGCATAGAAAATCATGCTTTCCAGCTCGAACGTGAACCCGTTGCCCATACTCGAGAACTTTTCGAGCGTGAGAAACTCACCATCACCAAGGCTTACTCGCTCACTTCTGTGTATATCTAGGACCTTCAGCCAATCGTCAGGAAGTAGACGACTAACTAGAGACTTGGATATAGTGTCAGAGGCGGCTGTAAAATCAACCGTGGCGTCCCTCCCATGTTTGCTTATTATGGGAATTAGCTCACGATGATAATCAGCCTGTGTGCGAAGTCGTATCCCAATTCTGGCAAGACGTTTTCGCATCATAGAACCTAAAGCCTTTTGAAAGAACGTATTAAGGCCCGGCTCTATGATTATGACGCGATTGGTCTTGCTATTCTTGGGAACCGTGCAGAGAGAAGCTATCTCAGGGTGTTTATCTGGAAACCAAAGAGGAAAGGCTTGCGCCCATAACTCTTTATGTGACCAGAAGCTGAGACAGTTTGGACTCATTCCGCCTTCTAGACGGAACTTATCGTATGCCAGGCGCTCCTTACGAGTTAAACTCGCAGTTGCACCAGGGCCCCAGTTCACTTCTTCAATGAACTCAAGAGGGTCGAATTTACCTAATAGATTGACGATTTTAGTTCTAGCTCTCGTTATGAGATCCAGAAGGTGGAGATGTTCAGTCTCTACCTCGTCATCTAACCGGTCTAGTCGACGATTCGTTTCACGACAGAGATTTTCAGACACCTTGAACTTCAAGATCGCAATCTCCTCAAGATCATAATCGGTCTTGAGGAAATCAGCTTTCGAGAGGAACTCGGTAGCCGCATAATCTCTCTGGCAAAGCGAAACCGAGCGCAAGCCTAACCAAGGCTCGCAATCAGTTCGCAGATCCAGATCCAGCAGTTGGCGGTGCTCTCCGTACTTGTAGAGCAGCCAAACCGCTAAACTACGTGGCGAATCACATCCCTCGAGGAAACGAAGAATGAAGCCGTCTGTGACGGCAACATCGTCCACAGGTTTACGCCTAAAGGCCATAATATCTCCATGAAGTAACTACGTGGAGCCACTAGGAATTATTTCCTAGTGGGTACTCTCTTTTTAGCCAGAGTCTTCTTGGCTTTAAGAGGTCCAGCCTTTGAGACTGAAGTACGCCGAAAGAGCTGTAAGAGCAAACTCAATCCAGCGTACAAACTCGTCAAGATAGCTCGTATACGCATCACTTGAGAACATTTCTGTTCTTAGTAAACGTTTTCGAGATCTTCAACGAGCGTCTTAATCGTCGCATGTGCCAGAGCATTCTTGGCATACGCAAGGATATCCGCGCGATTCGGCTTCGTTGAGCGTTCAGGGAGGAGAAAATCCCCAATGAACACGCAATCGTAGCCTTTCGTCGGAGCAGGCTGAATACCAGACCCTGTGGAGGGGCTAGTAATCTCTAGCGTCGGCGACAAGAGCTTGATGGTTGCTTTGTAGACACGAGCGCCTTTGGCAAGGGGAGCACGAAGGGATACCGACAACATCGGATACCCAACGGCAAT